GCGTTACTCAAATCATGATGCGTTTGCTCCGCGCACTTGAATCGTCTGAGTCACCTCCACTATTCCAGGATAAGCATCTTCCTTTGCTACGGGCAGAATGCCTAATCCAATGTAACCCATGGTAGCCGTGTCCTTGATTTGACGGAAGCTTTGTTCAGCCCCGAGCACGTTAGTTTTGTACTGGCGAACCGCTACCGATGCCATCTGACCTCCATTGGAGATCACCTGGCGCAAGTTCATGGTATCACGTTTTGATGGATAGACAATCATTGCCAATAGACCTGGGTCGTTGGCTGATGCTAGACTATGTAGGGTGGCTTGCGTTCTCATAATGCGGAATTCGTAATATGGTGCGAGCACCGCCTTGTGTTGGGAGAGATGTGACAGTTGCAATTCAAGTTGAATTGCCTGTGTGCCCTTCAGTATCTTAACGCTCTCAACATCTACCATCGAAGTGATGGTGACATTGCGCGTACTCCCTTGAGATACTTGAAGATTCTGATTCCTGCGCTTAGCCGCGCGGCGGCGTGAGCTCTTGGACGTCATTATTTGGCCGCACAGCTCGGCCAATGGCTACACCCAGCAAATGAACTCGGTCCTGATGGTTACGGAGAACCCACGCAAGCTGTGCGTACCAGGCTGGGTAGTCTGGTGAACCGGGAGGATGTGACAAAAACCGGAACACAGTCTTGATAGCGGTCTCGGGCTCTGCGAGCCCATCTTCTCTCCACTTGTGCGAGCAGAAAGAAGTACCAGACAAACTTTCATTCATCTTAACCATCTTGACCTTGTGTCCCATTGATTCCAAGGCTTCTTTAATTCCTCCGAAGCCTTTCTCCACCGAATCGTCTCCCATGGCAATCACGCCCACGCGTCCGATTAGGCGTCCCTTTTTAACAAGACCAGGGAGATTTCCTCCCGGTCCTGCTTTCAGGAGTCTAGCGTTTAAAGACACTAAACCGCGCATTCTCGAATTTGTGGAAGAGGTATTATAAGAGCCCGATAGCTGGACTCCTCCCTCTTCCTGAGATACTAACTCTCCTGTTGGTAAACAGAAGACTGAATGAGCGACACAGTAGGCTTGCGCTCTCGTCAAAAACGCAAAAAGCGATTCTGACGTAGCGCCGGCTAATATCCTACGGCACTCTGCATCGTCTTCCAGTTCCC